GGTCGAGTTCTCCGAGAGCTCTTCTTTCTTTTATTTGATTCTGTTGATACTTTTTTACTTCCCGTATGAGTATTTCCTTTGGATATACACGACCGTTTTGGTTTTTAGCCTCTGCACGTTGGAGAACACCTGAAACAATTATCTTACCATCATTTTCTTTGATGGATTCATGTAATTGTTTTGGTGTGACTTCAAAAAGTATAGTATCTACAAGTAATTGTTTCATGTTAAGCACCCAACTCGTTTATTTTCTTACCAATTCTGTTTAATCTTTCACCGATTTTTACGAGACGATTGTGGGATGAACGCCAAAGTGAACGTTGGTCAACGGCCATTTCAGTTTTCAAACGAAGAGCATGACCAACTGCACGTTCAACACGAAGAAGAGATTGATTCAATTCTTTAATAGAATTATTTATCTTTTCTCCAGTTGTTCTGGTTTTGTCACCCTTGTATTCTTTGTAAGAAGCTTCGTGAAGAGATTTCATAGCTTGCTTATATGTTGATTCTTGTTTTGCATATTCTTCTTTACTAATAGAGTGTCTTCTTTTTTCTTTTTTAGCAAGTTTATATCCAAATTGTTCTGCATTATCTTTTGTTTGTGCGTCAAACTTTTCCTTACCCTCCCCATCTTGAGGAGCAAATGCTTTAGGTGTATCATAACCAGCAACCATTCCGGTTGTACTCATTTCGTTCATTTCATCTCTGAACTTTTTGTAAGACTCAGATTCTTTTAACTTTTGTATAAACTTATGTATTTGTGTGCTCATATAAAGTTACCTAATAAGTTGATTACGAATTAATGCATATACCGTGCCAGAATCTACTTTTACACTTTCTAATGAGAAATCAAAAATGCGGGAATTACTTGCACTCAATGATGCAAGTGGAATAGAACCGCCGTTTGAAAAAGAAGCTGTACCAGTTGTACCAGGTGTTACTATTATACCACCGAGACCAAAATTTGAACCTGTAAAAACAGTAGTTCCTGTTGTGCAAGTGATAGACTTGAAATATTTACCGGGATGTCCTTTTATTTCGAATTCACTACGATTGTCTGTACCATAGCTATAAGGTTGTATTGGATTGGCATTTGACATTATTTACTCCATCATAGGTCGTTTATTAAGTCGTAGTATCTCATAAGAGCAAGAACGTGGTGTTCCCCAACATTTTTCATCGAGTTATACTGTTCGAGTAGATTTATTACCTCGTTTAACTTGATTGAAAGAGACTTGTCTTTTATACTCTTTGATTTATTTTCTAGTATTTGACGAATTTTTTGTGATTCACCTTGAACAAAATTTTTCAAGTTGTTTGCGTTACTCACATTTGAAATATACTCACGTAGAACAGACTTCTGTTCGGTAGAAAGGTCATCATATTTTGAATTAAACTTTTCAACGAGTATCTTATATGAAAGTAATCTTATTTCCTTTGGTTCTTTTGATATTGAAGTAGATTCTTCAAGCAATGGTTTAGATGACTCGTTTGTCATATTTTCAATGATAGTGAATTTCGAACGGGTAATTTCTGAAGGATTGTCTAGTTCACTGTATTCGAAAATCTTGTAAATAGATGCAAGTAACTTATAATTTTGAACCTTTGTTTGGAAGAAGGAATTAATATCAAAATTTTCAGATATAGATTTAATCAACTGGTACTTTTCCTCGCTCAACTTCTTCCTATTAAGATTCTTTCTTGCCTTTAATACCGCTTCAATCAACATTTGTGATTTTGTTTCAGATGAAAATTTTTCTTCACAAAGAGTTTTGTAAAGACCATATTCCTTAAAAAGCTCTGTATTTTTGTTAAAGAACTTTTTAAGAACATATGGGGCAACAGATTCGTTGCCGGATATAATTTCTGATGTTATTTGACGAGTCAAAAGCTCAAATAACATACCAGTATTCTTAAATTTTGAATGTTTGATTTTTTTAATTTAATGTACCCATAATAAATATGAATTAATTTCAGATTTCATCTAATAATTTACTCTCATCTAATATACCGACGTCATCTTTTTTATGTTCTGACATTGGTTTTAGACTCTCAGATATAACACTCTTTGTTTTTACGTTCATTCCACCCATAGACTTTATAACGTTTGAGATTTCTTTTGTCATCTTTGATTCATTTGTCTTTGAATCTGATGATAGAGGGGAACCTCCCTTATAATTATGTTTTGGTGACAAATTAACATTAAGTGTATTACCGATGTCTTTTCTTCCAATTGGGTCTCTACCAAATGGACTTGCATCCGTATTGTATGTTGAGCCATGTTCCTTTGGTCTACCGGCACCAGGCCATCCACCTTCTGGTACTTCAACATCATTTATTTGTTGTTGTTTCTTTCCACCATATAAATTCATGGATGCCAAATCGTGTGGTGTACCATACGATTCCTTTGTAACCATTGGGTCATTTCCTTCATTTTCAATTTGTTTCTGGCGGAATTGTAACTTAATATCTTCGATTATCTCATTCTTTTCGAAATCGGCCTCATCCTCTGACATATTAAAAATATTCGAATAGATGTAATTAAGAGACATCAATCTTCTTTCCATGAGATTACCAGCAAGGTCAACCTTTTCCTTCATGAGAGCAATTTTTTCTTGCTCATAAATGATAGATGGACCGGTCAATTGTAAAGAGAAGTTAACAAGTTCAGAATTCTCATAGCCTTGTGCGTAAAGGTGCACGATGGCTATCTTTGTTAATTCAGAAATAACAATACGTTGAATTCTTTCGATAGTTCTTGCAAATCGAATATCAAGGGCGGCTAGAGTTGCCTTACCTTCAAGTGACTCATCAAATCCAAGATATGCCTTTGGAACCTTTAATGCCGCGAATATCTTACTCTTTAGATATTCAACGTCTTCAATTGCTTGATATTGAAGACCAGCAAGTGTTTCGATAGAAGTTCCAGCTTGACCACCACGAACAGGAAGATAGAAATCTTCAAGGAGGTTCTGCATATTATAACGAAGGTTATACTCACCTGTTTTTTCGTCCATAACAGGTGTTTTCTTCATTTGATTGATAACGTTTTGCATATACTGGTCAACTTCTGCCGGTGGTATATTACCGATGTCAATCTTAAAGATACGCTTCTCAGGAGCTCTCATAATACGGTGAATCAACATAGCGTCTTCCATCAGAACCAACTGCTTGTAAAGCTTACGAGCACCTTCCAACATTGACTTACCATAAGGAAGGAAGTTGGTATCGCCTAAAAGACGGAAGTGAGCAATTTCATAGTTCTGAAATTCTCCCTTTCCAAGAGGACCTTCGTAAATAAACTTCGTCATGTAAATATGTTCTGGGTCTGTACCTTCGTCACGTTGCATTTCATACGGTGAAAAAGGAACAACATTTGTAACACCGAGGCCATCTTTAACATCAAGATAAAGATAATGGTCACCGTACTTACAAAGGTTACGAATCCACGGCCATAGATTATATTCGATGTTTAGAACATCGTAAAAAAGATTGTGGAGAATTTTTCTAATATCTTCGTTATCTGAACGAATTGTTAGAACATCACCGAAGTCATTTTTAAGTGTTGATTCGTCCGAGTAAATATCAAGTGCCGATGATATAATGGCATCTGTGTCCATCGCCTCGTAGTCTGTGTAAAGGTCAATCTTTGTTGCAGAGAACGAGTTGTATTGGTTGTAAACAGAAATAGGAGTTCCACGAGTTCCGTGTAATCTTCCATATCGGTCAATAACTTTTGATGTGTGTGGATTTCCATCTGCTTGATAACGAGCAGTATCGACTACTTTTAGTCTTTTACCACCAACATTTCTCACGACGACGTTCGTGGAGAAAAGTGTTTTTAATCTATCAAACAATGATTTTTTTTCAGCCATTTTACACCTATTATGTGATTATAGTATTGCCATACATATAAGTATGGTTTATTCTTTTATTATGACATTTTTATAGAAGCCATGTCAAATCTTCGTTATTATTACCGATTTTATGTTCCCAACCAGCGTTTAATTTTTCATTTCCCATTTTTGCCGTATTAAAGATAGTGGTTGATTTACGCATATAATCCAATGCCATCTTTGTTTTCATCATACCTTCTTGACGTAGTTTTAATGCAGTATCACGAACCCAAAGCCCTATAGCAAATGACATAACTAAGTCATCGTTATATCCTGTTTGAGCTTCGGCTCTACCGCCGTTCCAAACGAATACGAACATCTCTTCTGCTAAACGATTTGACTTGATTACAGGAGCGCGTTCTCTGAAATACATCTCATACTTTGAAACAATAAGTGGTCTTGTCTTTGAACTGTTTGTAAAACCGGGAACCATCTGTGATTTGTCTTTGAGGTCATATCCCTTTGGTATGTGTACCGACGGGTCTGTGTAACCATCTTCTTTGTATGTATAGTATAGATTTGGATAACCGCGGTCAATTATTTGTTGGATTACCGCCCATCCAATGTTAGCGTTTTCAACTACGAGAAGTGCATCGTTATATTCTGTTGCCAAAGATACAAGAAGATTCCCGTAAGACTTTGTGTCTAATTTACCTTGATACTCTGCAACTTGTTCTATGTTTTCTATGTCAATAACATGGAAGGCAGAATAATCCTTTCCGTCACCACGGGCAACGTCAGCACATATCATATACGACTTATTAGGGTCGGGGTCGTCCCATATCCATAGGGCACCCTCGGCACCTCTCTTCTCTCTTGGTTCACATACATACGTCTTTTGATACCAGTCGATTGTATTACCATCAACAACGGATTGACCCGATGAAAGGAAGTCTCCATCACACTCTTGGGCAGCAAGTGCCGGTCCGAGAATGAGGTCTTGTTGGTCTCTCCAAGATTGGTCACGTTCAGGGTGAACTGTCCAGTGAAGGAAGATTGGATTGAAAGCACTCTTTCCTGTCTTTGCATTGACCCATTGTTTGTGATAAAAATTACCAACCCCGTTAGGAGTCGAGTTGATAATTGCAGAACCACCAGTGTTGATTGTAGACTGTGCAGAGGCCCAAATTTCCTCGATGTTATCAATGAACGCCGCCTCGTCAATAATGAGAAGTGAAAGAGCTTCTGAACGAGCGGCATCTGCGGCGGCTGAAACAGCTTTTATTTGTGAACCGTTCTTGAAACGAAGTGATAGTTTGTTATCTTCGACTACCGCAGTTTTCAACCACGAAGGAAGATTGTCATACATAACACGAACTTTCGTTACAAGATTCTTCGCGGTTTCTTGTTTGGTAGCAATAACGAGAATATTTTGGTCACTTTGAAACAACATTAACCAAAGAGAATAACCAGCAATAAGAGTAGAGATACCTAACTGACGAGACTTCAAACAGATATTATATCTATGGTCTCTGAAATCTTTGAGAACGTCTTCCTGAAAGTTCCATAGTTCGAATAGAATTTTACCACGAACGGGGTGTTGAATCTTGGCGTACTTTTTCATAAAGTATACCGGATTAGCAGCACACTTTACATACTCTTCTTTGATTATATCCCGTAACGTTTTGTTTTGTTGAACCATTACAATATCACGCCCAAAATGACTGTTGCTACTGTGGCACCACCACCGAACCATAACCACTTGTTATCATACCACTTCGGCATCATAATTTGAATAGTCTCACGTAGTTTCTTATTTTCTTCTTCCATAAGGTTAATAACCTTTTGACGATTATCAAGTTGTTCTTGGAAAAGAAGTGCACGTTGTTTGTGCGATGAAATAAGGGTATCTTGTGTTGTTATAACTTCACCTTGCCAGACTATTGTATCTTTTTGCCAATAGAGTGTGTCTTGTAGTCTTTGAATTTTGTTTGCAAGTTTTAGAATATCACCCTTTGGTAAACAAAGAACGGAGTCTTTGGATTGACCATAAGAGAGTGTGTTTGCAAGCAAGAATAAAATTGGTAATATCCATTTCATTTTAGTCCTCTATAAATTCTTTCAAAAATTCAAGTGCCTCATTAGGTGTTTGTTTCGGTGGTTTCGGTGGTTTCGGAGTTGGTGGATGTTTCTTTAATGAATCCAATCTCCGCTCACCCTCTGCAACCTTTGCATCTAACTGAGCAGCAATCACAAGTAAACTATCGTACTTCTGATGATACTTATTTACTTCTGCACGAAGTGAATCAGCTATTCGCATATTCTCAGTTACTCTCTCGTCTTCCATCATAGAAGAATAAATAGCCATACCAACGCCCCCTATCGCGATTACTGGTATTAGGATATTCATAATAATGTTCTTTATCATTTACTTACTCGGATTTGTTGATACAAATTTAGCCTTACCACGACGGGTTGAGCCATACTTTCTCTTACGTGTTACCGCACTTCGTTTTTGTTTACTAGTCATACGAGCGGCTCTTGCAGCCGGTACACATTTTGGATAAGCACGTTTACCACCTTTTCTCGATTTAGAACCAGCGGATGCACCACATGGAGGATGCCCACCTGATTTTGTTTTTCGAGAAATATCTCTCCATTTTTCTTTGAACCACTTACGAAGACCACCCGAAGGTTTCTTTCCTTCCATAAGGTAGCCTTTCACGTATTCGCGAATAACTAAACGGGTAATATGTTCTTGACATGGTGTCATAGTAATAAATATGTTATACCAACTTTTTAAACTCATTTAGAGGTTTGAATTTTATCACACCGACCCGTTTGGATAGTTTAACATCATAACCTATTTGAAGTAAATCATTCTGAACATTATCGACCAATGTTAATCTAACCGTGTTTAGTTCTTTTGGTATAGTACCATTATACCACTTTTTAACGTAAAAATCAAGTCCTTCGTTAATAGTTCTTCCAACCGCGTATAAAAATGGTTCTTTCATCAAATCCAATCCTCTTAACTTTGGTGAAGTTATGAGATTACCGTAAACTGAGTTTTTACTTTCAATCACGTCAGGATAAGAATAACTTGGTGATTCACTTATAACTATCGGTAGATTTGCCATAGAACCGCCCAATCTACTATCGTATGCACTGTTTCTCAACTGTGAAAATACAGCAAACTGCCATTCTCTCTCACCACTTTGTAAATCGTAAAACGATTCGTGTAATTGTACCGTCAATTCCAACAAAGCAGGTTTTTTATTCGTATCGTCAAACACAAGATTAAACTTATTGTTTGTTGCAAAGACAGTTCTTGTTTGGTCTATAAAGAAATTAGATATGGTTATATTTGTAGATGTACCACCGCCAGTTCCTCCACCAGTCGCACCACCACCACCAGTACCGCCTCCAGTTCCTCCACCAGTCGCACCACCACCAGTACCGCCTCCAGTTCCTCCACCAGTTGAACCGCCGCCGGTTCCTCCACCAGTTCCACTTCCAGTTCCACCTCCACCAGTTCCAGCTGATTTATTTACTGTTCCAGGTTCTTTATCGTTAGGTATTCCGTCACCATCTTTATCAGAATCCTGTGAGTTTGGTATTCCATCACCATCTATATCATCATCAAGATAATCTGGCGTACCGTCTTTATCGGTATCTTGCTTCTTCATAAAGTCAGGTACACTAATAGAAACACTTGGTAAACTAAGTAAGGTTGCCCACGGTAAAACGAGTGGTACTGGTGAAGGAGAACCAGGTGGGTAAAATAGACCGCTGTAAATACCAGCAACACTTAAAAGATGTTTAACTAACGTATTCGAAAATGCGGATAGTGACGCCTCCATGTCTGTATTCTTAAACACTTTTTTAAGGTCTGAATCAAGTGGTTTAAGTAATCCTGGAAAAAGAACTTTGACACCTGTTGTTGGTGCAATCATCGGAGGCATAGCTGGCATTGGTGTAAATGTTGAATTCATCCAATAGAAACAAAAGCCCGTTGCCATAAGTGTAAACCCCGGTTCTACGGAATCTTGACTTATCGATTTCAAGTAAAAGTTTGTTTTTAGACCAAGAGAAAGGAATTTTTTAAGGGTATCTTTATCACCCTTTATTAACTTTGCACCGAAAAAAGGTGCGGTATCTCCCATATTAGACAACTCATATGCCATAGCAATTTTATCTGCGGCATCGTCTAAATCGGAAACACCCCACGACCTCCAAAAAGGACGCAGGGTGGATTTGAATAGTTCTGTGTTCATAATTACGTCTTATCGATGGAGCCCTTACCAGATGAAGGCCATCCGAATCTACAAGACCAGTAACGGGCTTTATGACGCGGCCCAGGAGAATGACAACGGTGTCTTGCTCTGAATGATTTTCTACGTTGAGCATTAGACTTCTTTATCTTCATCGTCTTTGAACCACCTGAACCTTTGTGTCCGAAGTTCACCTTTACGACGTTACCGTTTGGTTTCTTTACATATACCGAGAATTTCTTTGGACCACCTGGTGTTCTGAATGGTTTACCGAGAGAAACTTTACGTCCACGGTATTCTGCTTCACCTAAAAGGGTAGAGCCAGATTCTTGTAAACCAAAGTGTAATTCGGATATTTGACCACATTCATTTGTGGTGTAACCTTCAAGTACATACTCTGGATTTTCTATGGTGACAGATTCGTTACGATAACCACCACCGGCAGCTTTATACGCTTTAACAAGAGCGGCCGAGGCATACGCGCTCGGCCACACCTTGAACTT